TCAATTCTATTAAAATTTGAATAGTATTCAATAAATTGATCTGCTGCCCAAATTGCTTGTTCAGGAGATAACATAATCAAACTAAAAAGTGCTTTTCATATTCTACCAGATTTTCTGGTACTTCAATGATATTAGTATCTAAAGGAACTGCATCTTTCCACCTACCTTTTATAGTTGGACGAAATAATAATTTAATGTCCATGTGCTTATACTTTAAGTGAGTTGGAACATGAACTCTATAACTATATCCATCATTTTCTGTGAGATATGAGAGCAGAAGATTTTCTTTTTGAGTTACCATAATTGTTTTACAACTTTCCCAAAAAATGTCTTTAAAACTTTCATAGTCTTTAAGATAAATGTCTGGATTATCTAAGATCATTCTTGTCACAAACTGAGGTGAAAGACAGTGATCATAAACAACTTTTTTACCTTCAATCTTATTCCTGATTGCACTCTCACTTGCAAGTCCACTAAAGTTATTTTGACCACAATCAAAAACTTTAATGTAATAACTTCTAGTTAGAGGGCGTGAATCAAAAGTAGGATCTTGCCACAGATCCACAATTGATTTCATTTCTCTATAAGAGACTAGACAGTATTCTTCCCAGTTTTTCTTTTTCTTTTTATTTCCTACTTTTTTTTGCTCGGAAATACTGTTTAGTCGAGTTACGTTCAATTTAATCATAATAAAAATAAAAATCAGAGGATCAGTTTTTTACCTGCTGGTTTAGAAATTGGTGAGAACATCTGCTCATATTGTTCAACTACAGAATCATCTGGATCAGCAATAAAGACAATGAACTTTGAATTAACTTCAAGTTCTTTTTTTGTTCGATTTAAAATTGGTGCCCAAGGAGCAAATCCCAATTGACCGTTACCTGCAGGGACAGCAACAATAGCATTCTGAACTAGAATACTATCTTCTTTTTCTTCTAGAACTTCCGTAACTACATCTTCACCAGAAGACATACGAATAAGTTTTACATTCATTTTTTTCTCCTATTTGAATTCACATTCTACCATAATTTCAGTTAATGCTGCTAGTAAGTTAATTTCCTGATCAGCAACAAATGCTATTTGGTACTGATACTTAGCAATGATAAGTACAGCAGCAGGAATGCTAGCGTTTTCAAGAGATGTATAAAGAGAGTCGTAAATACGACGCAAGAGAACACTAGAATCATTATCAAGGTTGTTAACAACCCATTTACGAACTTCGGGAAAGTTTTTTTCTTTTAAATTTTTAGTTAAATCACTTACAGAAACATCAGAGAAAGAAGCAAGAATAGCAGAATCAATTTTTCCACTAACAGAGTATCTTTGACACTCATTTAGAACCCGCCTCCAATCTGGAAAATGCTTATTAATTAATTCAATAAGAACTTTTTGTTCATACTCTACTTTTTCTGTTGTTAGAATATTTTGAAGTCTTTGATAAAACTCAGCAGCAAGTTTCGCTTTTTCCTTTCCTTTGAGAGTAAAATCTACAACAGCACATCTTGAATGAAGTGGTTCGATGATTTTATTTTTGTAGTTACAAGTGAAAATGAATCGGCAGTTATTAGCAAACTCCTCAATAGACGCTCGTAAGAGGAGTTGTACATCTGAGGTTGTGTTATCTGCCTCATCAATGATGATAACTTTATGCTTAGCATCTGATGAGAGCGAAACGGTCGAAGCGAAGTTCTTTGCATTGTTTCGGACAGTATCGAGGAATCTACCTTCGTCAGATCCATTGATTACATAAACATCTACTCCAAGTTCATTGCAAAGTGCCTTAGCAACTGTGGTCTTTCCACAACCAGCAGGACCAGCAAGAAGTAGATTTGGAACTTCACCTTTTTTAAGAAAATCTAAAAAAGTTTTTTTAGTTCCTTCTGGAAGGATACACTCTTCGATTGTTTTAGGTCGATACTTCTCGACCCATAAGAAATCATGATTTTTCATAATGAAAAGCAAAGTTACTAAACAAAATTTGAGTTTAAGAAAACTCTAAACAATTAATCTATTAGTATAGACAATTGTTATTCATCATAAGTTGAATCTGGTTCTAAAGCAATATAGTAATTTAGATCGTAATTCTTACTTGAGAACTTTGATAGTAACTTTTTAGAAATAGAAACTTCATAAGTACCAGGAATAATCTTAATATTCTCAACTTTGAAATTAAAACTAAATTCGTTTTCAGTTTCAGCAACAATTACTGATACATCATTTGAGGTATCATTCTTTTTATCAGTAACAACTAGTTTTACTACTCCTGCTTCACCAACAACACAAAAATCAGGAAGTTGATAAATTGCTGCTGCTTTCAACAAATTATTTAATTGTTGTGTATCAAGATCAAAAGTAACTTCCTCGGAAGGAACTACAATTTCTTTATCTGGAGGAACAATAATAATGTTAGGATCAGCAAAGAAATATTTTGAGCGCATCTTACCTTCTTTCATACTAAGATACCCTTCATTAGAAAAATCTAGTTCTGGGTTTTGATAAAGTGAAAGACCGTTCAGAAATTGATTGAGATCATAGATTCCAAAATCTTTTGGAATCTCTTCTTGGATTGTACATTCTGCAAGAATGTTCTTCATTACAGAAATTGTCCTAAGTTTGTTTCCCTGTTTAAACAAAATAGATTGATTAATATTGGAAAAGTTTTTTAGGATGTTTAAAGTTTTATCAGAAAGTTTCATAACCACCATTAGTATTTTTGTGAAGTCCAGCGAAATGATAAAGTAGAACGCAGTAATGAATTGCCTTTAGGATATCCATTTTTGATTTGCCATTCTTCTTACCAAACCTAGAAAGATACTTGATTGCATTTGAACGGGTAAATGCTTCGGCATCACCAATACTTTCAATCAAATCAAGAGTTTGAGTTTTGGATTGTTCAGAAGTATAGTGAGAATGATATGTACTAGAAATATATTGCTCAATCTCTTTCAGAGTTTTGTCCTCTTCGTACTTCCAAAAACCATTAGTATTGTTAAGGTTCAATTCGATTTTATCTTCACTCATAGATGAAATAGGATAATTAAAGTTTAAAGTGTCGTTTGGATATTCAAAAATATTTGTAGAAGTGTCTGTTGGAGGGATGTCATTTGACTTTGCCCAAAGGAATCCATCAGCAGTCAGTTCATAGTTTTCATGTGTTCCAGAATAGATTTTTTTCCATTCTAGATAATCTTTTTCGTCTTCAGGTCCGTACATAGTATCGTAAAGTAAACTCCAAGAATTAACCATATTCAAAAAGAAAATCGTTTACAAATTGTTCTGATTTTTCTTTTCCAAAGTTACTAGAAAGATAACCAGCAACAGGATCTAGTTTTGTCATGTAAGAATCAAAATCATGATACTCTGAAGTGTCTAGTCCAGATGGTTTCTTTAAGTCTAGCATTTCTTTAAATTTAAGCAAGTATTTGGTGAAGTCTTTTAGATAATTGTCAACTTCACTCATAGTACACTTAGCAACAAATAGATGTTCTGAGAAATGATTTCCTGGTTCAAAGAACCTAATACCTCCTTCACATTTTGGAAGAGAGTCGCCAAGAGAAAAAAGATAATTTTCTCTTGGATGTTGAAAATCAAAGGTAATGACAACCTTCTTTTCAAAGAACCCCATAAGATCCATCCCAAAACAAGGTAAATCAGAACCAGTCTTTGGATAGATTATATTATTATAGATGCAGGTTTTTTCATTCCAGATTTCTGCTTCTCTAGATTTTAGAATTGTTGGACTGGAATAGAGTTTTGCATCTAGATTAATTTTACCCTCCCACTGACACCAAGTAGATTGGTAAGTGAGATCAGGAAAAGTTTCAAATAAAACTTTTTTGTAATTTTTCCAGAGATCCATAATAAAAAGGGGAGGGGTTACCTCCCAATATTATATCAGAAAGGTGCCTTAGGGTCAAGATCATAAGTTACATGCTGACCTTCAGGCATCTGGAAATCAGCATCTACCTTGTCATACAGTTCCAGGAATGCTTGCTTGGTTTCGTCATCAAAACGATTTACACAGACCTGGATTGCCTTTGCTTTATCACCAAAGATACTGAAAGCGCGAACAACATGAACTAAGCGGCGAGTGCTGATGATTTCCTCAATGCCACCATCGTAGAAAGTCTTACGGATAATGTCTGCCCAGTCCACCAGGCGCTTGCAGAAGTCACGATCCTCCACTCCAAGATCCAGAGCGATGCCTTCCAGGATCTTTTGCTCAGTAGCAGGAGCGGGATAGGACTGCTCAAAAGTCACAGGGAAACGCTCTAGGAACGCCTCGTTGAGCACGTTGGTGCCGATGAACCTACCGTCATCAGAACCCTTACCCTTGGTGTTTGCAGTGGCAAATACGTTAAATCCTGCGGCAGGTTTGACATACTTACCAATCTTCTTAAGGAAGACACCTTTACCCTCTAGCACTGATTGTAGACACAGAATCTTGTTAGAAGCAAGGTCAATCTCGTCAAGAAGAAGGATCGCGCCACGCTCAAGTGCTTCGATCACAGGACCATTATGCCAAACAGTAGCACCATCAACAAGACGGAAACCACCAATAAGATCATCCTCATCAGTCTCAATCGTGATGTTTACACGAATCAACTCACGCTTCAGTTGAGCACACGCTTGCTCCACGCTGAACGTTTTACCATTACCCGAAAGACCCGTAATGAACGTAGGATAAAAAAGACGGGACTGAATAATTTTCTTAATATCGTTAAAGTTACCAAACTTGACGAAGGTATCATCTTTATCAGGAATAAGGTTTTGCTCTACTGGAGGAACTACTGAAGGTGCTTGGAAAGTACGTTCGATTTCTTCCACTTTTTGTTGAGTCACTTCAAGATTCCATTTGCCGTAACCAGTTTTGTATTGATAAAGTTTGTTGGATACAGTCTGATAATTTGTATCATTCATATTACACCAAGCACGAATATCTGCACTGGTAACGTTATTACCATAAAGATTTTGAAGGGAAGTGCGGATGTAATCAGAAGAAAGAGACATGGTTTGTTTTGTTTCAACCCTGTTATTATATACGAGAAAGGGTTCCTCTCGGAACCCTAGTGGTCAGTTTTTGAACTGTCTACTGCTAGTAAGTTATGTATTTTTGATTAAACAACAAAGATCAATTACATTACTAAATTTGCCATCAAAATTTATATTTTTAATAAAAGATTTTATTTCATCCATTACAGATGGAAAATGAGTATCATGTATCATAACAAGTCCACCATTTCTAACTTTTGGATACCACTTTTCCAAATCATTTTTAATATGTTCGGCATTTAAATGGGCATCCAAAAATGCAAAGTCTAACTC